CCATCGTAGGGTTCTACTTTGGCTCATCATCAGTTAAATAATTATGAATCATTGTCACTGTAAATGGATAAACAAAAAGCAAAGCAAGAACTGCGAACTCTCAGGGATTCAATCTCTGCGGTGCTTGGCTCAAACGATAGCGAAGATATTAAAGCAAGCATTAAGCAAGCTCAAGACTCAGCTAGAGAAGGGTCTAAAGCGCTTAAGAAATCTTTAATAGAGAGAATCAAAGACTTACCAGTTGTAACTCAAGTATCTCAGCTAGGAGCTGCGGGTACTGTTGCTGTGTCTACTGCTGCAGTAACTCAAGTAGATATTGCTCAAGACAGAACGGAAATCTTCGTAGCTGAAGTAGCTCAAGATGTCGTAGAAGAAAGGTTTGAAGTACCAAAATTTGTAGATAACTTTGTAGACTTCGATGCAGTATATAGTTGGGGGCAAGTTATCATAGCCGACAAGGTTGCCGAAGCCCAAGTGTTCGTTGAAGAAGCTAAGCCTAATCTTTCACTTCCTCCGACAGAGTCCGAAACTGACGAGTCTGAGGATTCCAAACCAGCATCCTCTTCCGTTTCTGAAGAGTCTGACGAGAAGCCTGCCGACAAGCAAGAGAGTAATAAAGAACAAAGCACAGAAGAAGAGGAATTAGAAGAGAAAGATAAGCCATCACCAGAGGATGAGGAAGAGAAAGAAGAAGTCAAGCCTAACCCTGACACTGAAGAAGAATCAAAAGAGCGTACAGAGGATTCTGAGGGCGATTCTGATGCCATACGCAGGGTAGAAACACCCGTTGACTTTGATGATGACATAAAACCCCACAATATTGTATCCCCAGTATCATGATTGATTACATATTTGTTAACTATAAAGATGACCTATTGGCTATGGCATTTGCATACATTGGTATAATATCAATAGTGATGATGTTCTTACCAAAGAATAATTTTATCAGCAAGTTCTTCAAAGAATTTGTAGCAATCTTTACATCTTTATTTAAAAAATGAGCCACGAGTATCAATTATTCCCAACAGAAGAAGAGGAGTTTCCTTTGATTCAGTTAGAACCCGCAAGACCAGAAACCACAAGCTATGGATTTTTTCTTATCCCAGACGAGCCTAGTTACCTAAGGCNNCGGAAGTAAAGTAGGAAGACCACCAGCTAAAAAAAATAAACGGGCACAAATGCTTGCTAAAAATCGTAAAACTACCAGTACAAAGAAAAAAGGAACTGGAATCAATCGGTTGAAGTAATGGGCAAACTATGCGCTAGAGGTAAGGCTGCTGCCAAAAGAAAGTACAAGGTTTATCCTAGTGCTTATGCTAACTCGTATGCTGTTCGTGTATGCAAGGGTCAGGTCAAAGGACCAGACGGCAAGCGTAAGGCTGCTACTGGGTATAAGAGGAAGAAAGTATGAGCCTAAGAAGATGGCATCAGGAGAAATGGGTAGATGTTAAAACAGGCAAGCCATGCGGTAGAAAGAACATCGAGAAAAGCAAAAGAGGATATCCAGCTTGCAGACCATCAAAGAGAGTTAGCTCTAAAACTCCAAAGACTCAATCGGAAATGTCTTCGGCAGAAAAAACAAAATTCAGAAGAACCAAAACTAGCAGTAAGAGAATCCCGTATCAACATAAACGAAAAAAGTAATGGGCAAAGGTATGCAACCCAAGAAGGGGTACAATCAAAAGTTATACGAAAAGAACTACGATAGTATATTCCGCAAAAAGAAGAATGAGAAAAGTACACAAAAGTAAAAAGGGAGGGCTAACTGCTGCGGGCAGAGCTTACTTCAAAAGAAAGACTGGTGCTAACCTCAAACCACCCGTTACTGAATCCAAGCCAACAGGAAAGAAGAAGGCTAGGAAGAAATCATTTTGTGCCAGAATGTCTGGCGTCAAAGGTCCGATGAAAGATTCAAAGGGCAGACCAACTCGTAAAGCACTAGCACTCCGCAGATGGAAGTGCTAACAATTCAACAATATATAAAATAAAATTATGGACCCAAAAAGAGGAAGTAGAAGAATAGGATTTAAGACCGGAGGAGCAGCTAAAGCGCGGGCAAATGTCGGTACAACAAGGAGTGGATTGTTTAGTAAATTATTTAAACGCAAGCCCATTACTGAAAGTACAGAGAGCAAGCCAGCAACATCAAAGCCAGAAACATCAAAGCCAGCGACATCAACGGGTCGTGCCTCACAGATGATGGCTACTTCCGCTGGAACAAAAGGTTCATCTAATAAATCTACCACAGGTAGCACAAATAGAGCGGTAACTGCAACCAGTGGGCGCTCAGAGCAAATGATGGCTAATTCTGCTGGAAATAAAGGTTCAACTTCAAACGCTACATCCGCAGCAGTAAACGCTTGGAAGGCTAGAAAGCCAACCACTAAGACTATGTTCAATAATCAAATGGGTGCATTGGGCAGTGAAATTAGAAAAAAGAACCAAGCTAAATTAGACAAGGCTCTAGCTGCTTGGAGGAAAGAAGACCCTCGTAAAAATAAATAATGCCTAGATACGACAAGTACGGACCGCAGGACGATAGAGTTCTTGAAGACATAGACCTAGGTTTTACTGGGTTTAACAATCGTTTGCGCCCAGACCAATTAAGCGCTGGGGTACTTGCTGAATGTAATAATGGTAGGCTAGAAAGAAACGGGCAATGGCAATTAAGGAATGGGGTAGATGCTATTGGTGCACCAATTGCAACTGGTGTGTCTGCATTAATTCTTCCGTTTACCTTAGCGGCTGACGACACTAACGCAAGCATAGCTGCCCCTGACTCCAACAGCAACAACCTAGTTATTACTAATATTACAGGGAGTTTATATGCCGACAGCGGAACAATAAATCTATCTAATGTAGAGGGCATAAACCCTGACCCAGATGGAGACCAACCTTATACCAAGACAGCAACCAACACCTTGACGGTTGCCGGAGGATTTAGTGGCTCAAGTGCCGACACAGCAGTAACCGTTAAGTATCCAATATTAAACGACAATGCGGTCAACGAAGTCTATGGTGCGTGTAGCTTTTCTGACCCAAACTCGCAGGACAACGAGAGCTATATTATTATTGCCACAAATGTTAAGGCAATTGCTTACAAGGTATCAAACCCAAGCGTAACTTTTACTATGCTTTATCCTGCTGGAGCAACTATATCGGCTGAATCAAATATGATTCAGGCTTTTAATAAGTTAATTATATTCAGAAAAGGAGCTGTTGCTTTAGAGGTAGATTTATCCGCAAACAACATCTCGGATGAGCCAGCCTTATCGCTGTGTTCTAATGGCGATTATTCACAACCACAAGTAATATCAACAGCTGCGAAAGACAACGCTTTTATAAATGGAATTTTTACAGTTGTTAATAGCGCTGATGTTAGTGTAGGACAACGCATAACTTGCGTGGATAGTCCAAATAATCTTTCTGGTTTATTTAAAACAGTTGGAAGTGACCAAGTTAATTTTATTGCTGAACGAACAGAAAGAGCTAGGTTTACGGTCAAGGAAGTATTTGAAGCTAGTTCTACTACTGTAAATGTTACTGGAGTTACGGTTGACGAGACAACAATAACAATAGCTTGTAGTGGACACGGACTAAAAGTAAATCAACCAATAGAATTTAAAGACTTAGATGCTGCACTAACTGGAAATCAAGTTGTAGCTAAAGTAAATTCTGCGGATGAATTTGAAGTAGAAGTTAATACTACTTTTACAGCGTCTGATGTAACCGGAACAGTACAACCAGCAGCGGGCTTTTCGTTTTTGGTACAAGAAGACCAAAAACAATCTATTAGAACACAAGCACAGGTAAGAAACTCTACTCCTTCATTTCAAAGAAGAGTTTCACAAGGATTAGGTTATATACATATGCCTTGCCCATCGTTTGGCATTTTACACCAAAGAAGGCTAGTAGTCCCGTATCAGTTTGACCAAACCGGAAGCTCTGGAAGTGCATCAGTTTCATCAAGAAAAGTATTTGATGAGGTAATTGTTTCAGACATCTTAGACAGCAACACTTATGATAAAATCTTTGGTTCATTTAGATTCAATGCAGGAGCTAGTGATTTTACCGTAGGGATTGTTTCGTTTACCGAGGACTCTATATTAATATTTAACAAAAACAGTATCTATAGAGTAAGCAATACCGTTAACCCCAACCAAGCTACGACTCAAGTGTTGACCAATGAGATTGGTGCGTTAGCTAGAAAATCAATAGTGCAAGTTGGAAAGAATGTATTTTTCTTATCAGATAATGGTGTGTATTCTCTAGAGTTCTTTGATGAATACAATTTGCGTGGGACTCAAACGCCTATATCAGAACCGATTCAAGCAACTATAGACCAAATTGACCAAAGGTTTGCTAAGAACGCAACTGCGGTATACTTTGGTAATAGGTACTATATAGCTGTTCCGTTGAAGACAAACCCAGATGGAAGCCAGAATGACAAGGGCATTAACAATGCTATATTAATATACAACTTTATAAACAACCAGTGGGAGTCCATAGATACAATTAAATCAACTCCCACATTTGAGTACACTAACTTAATTATAGCAGGTCTCGGTAATGCTAGAGGCGTTTATTGCATTAACCAAAGCGGAGGAATACATTTGATTGCGTCTAGTGATGAAAATTTCTCCACCTTATCGAGGACTGGGTTTGATAGCGTGCTATCTACGATAGGTAGCACCTCACCTAGCACTTACTATATAGATGGATTTTTAAAAACAAGAATGTACACATACGGAGACATTGGAAGAAAGAAGTACAATAGCTTTGACATAACGGCTGAAGGCAACGAGATTGCTGGGGCAGATTTTTTCATTGAGATTGAAACAGAAAACATTGACACAGACTTAGGGACACAGAAATCTGACCTTGGTCAAGCAAGTGATTATCTCGGAGGACAACAAATTCAAGCACAGACTCCACCAGAAGATGTTGCCATCCGTGGTAGAATAGGGAATATGAGAGCATATGGAGCTCAATTAAAACTTTCAAACAAATCTTCATTCGGAAATTTTAGAATTAGAAACATAAAGACAGCCGCAACATCGGCATTTAAATCAACTAACTCAGCAACATAATGGCAAATTTCGTAACAGGAAATGAATTCGCAACAGGAAACCAAGTAACTGCAACTACCTTAAACGCAGCAATTAACAACGCTAAAATATCGACTGGCTCCGTAGACGACAGCACTGTTGCGGTAAGCGCCTCAGGGGTACTAAGCGTAAAAGACGCTGGCGTTACT